CTGTAGGATATGCGTACACATTCGGACTTTCATTCTGAACATCGCCGATAAGGTCGAGTACATCCTGCTCTGTAAGTCCATCCTGAGTAATCTTGGAAGGTGTGCTCCATCCGCTCTGTTCCCAGGTTCCGCCGGTTGCAATAACATCCGATGCGCCTGTGCTTAATGCTGTTGCGTGAATTTCCCAGACTGGGTTTCCATCTTCGCGGACATCCGGAACAGATGTACTCCATCCGTTGAAGTCTCCGCAGACAATTCTTGCATCAGCAAAGTAATATGTAAGTGTGGCCGGAATGAGTGCCGGAGCATCTACCGAGCGCTTGTATAACTGAATTGTGGCAGTATTTACACCGTTGGAACCGTTCAAGCCCATTACAATAGGCTCTGCCCATTCGTTCGGCTCGATGCTGTCTGTTACGCTCTTTCCATAAGCTGTTGCGCTTGTTACCCATACCTGATTTGTAGGATTTGCCGGCATTGTAATAGACCAGCCATTACTTCCAGGACCATCCCAGCTTACACCGTTTGTACGGAAATTATAGATGAGGTCGCTTGTAATTCCTGTACCCGAAAGAACCTGATCTGATTCCTTATAGAGCGTTACGATATGATTTGCATAAAGATTTTCTACGGTTGCATTTATGGATGTAATCATCTCGCCCCGCAAGTTCCTCTGTGCATTTAATACATCGTCAATTGAGACTCCGCGCGAAGGGTTCTGCGGCTTTGTAACATTACTGTTATATTCAGGAATAGAGCCGCCATAAGAGTAAACTTCCGGATCATAATTACGGAGAGTAAGAACATACCCGCTCTTACCGTTAGGCTTTATTCCGTATATTTTCATTGTGTGAGTAACTTTTGAAAAGCCTTGTTCGGAATCCAAAAGACCAAAAGAAAGATGGTTGCCGAGAGAAGGTACAATTCCGCTCTGATCCGGTGCAAGAGGACTTGAGAAAGTAAGCCTTCTTGTCTGGCCTGTTCCGGTTACTTCTGCAGAGATAAGCTTATAGCCGTAGTCGTTTGTTGCCTGAATTACAACGCCATAGCGCGAACCGGAAACAAAATCCACAGCATCGGAAATGTCGATTTGAGTAATCTCATTTGAGGTGTTCTTGTATATCTTCTTGATTACACTTGAACGAAGTCCCTGCAGAAGCTGTGGAAGCTGCATAAGGATAGTTGAGTAAAGCGGATAGTAGTCTCCCTCGCTTCCTACATCTACTTCCATTGTCTGAGGCATGAGCTGCATCTCGCGAAGCTTACGCTGTGCAATCTTGTAGGCATGTAAATAGGTTGTTACATAGTCAAGAGCCAGCGTGTCCACTTTGTCTGTAGAGTAGTCGTAAGAGCCGCCGTCGAGCATTGAGTAGAAAGTGTCTACGGTCCAGCTGTCGCGGTTTGTAAAGGTTACTTTCTTTCCGTCAAGCTTACGCGCAAGGCTCTTGCTCCAGGTCATAGAGATGATGTTTTCGCTGTTCAAAAGCGCTACAGGGTTTACCTCTTCCTTATCGGTGCGCACTTCCAAAAGTCCGTCTGTGTTTATGATAAGGGTTGAGTTACATATTGTAAGGATTTTTTCGATAAGGGCTTTTTTCGTTACTGTTTCTGAAACAATGCCGTCGCAGTAAAATCCGTTTGTCTCGCAGTATTCGTGCAGGGCTCCGAAGGATGGAAGATAAAGCTCCTCATCATCAAACTGTGAAGGAGAGTGAACATCCGAGGTAAGTATTTCCAAAAGCCAGTCTGCAGGGTTTCTTGTAGGAGACTTTGTTTCGCTCCAGGCGTTACTACTCCAGGTTCGTGCAAGGCCCTGAGAAAGAATATGAAGCTCGTCGAGCATATTCTCTGTTGAATCGTTTGCAATGATGCGGTATGCAACGCGTGTAATCTTGTCTTTAAGCTGGTCCTCAACAACATAACAAGGCTCAAGTGAGCTTGAAGAAGATGTGGATGCATCATAACAGAATGTCTGGTACCATAAGAGGCAGCAGTCCTCCTGTGTGTTTGACTCTGCCTTTGGAGTTACCTTTTCTACTTTTATGAGTATGTCTTTTCCGTAGCTTTCAGAAGCCGTGAAAGTCTTTGTTGCTACATAGCGGATAGTCTTGTTTGAATTCTTTACGAAGGTGTTGCTGTCTGAACCGTCGAAGGTAAACTCTGTCCAGGTCTCTCCTCCGTCGTTACTCCAGTAAGGCCTTACAATTGCAGTTCTCTCGCCCCATTCTTCATTCTCCGGATCGTAAGAGCGCAGGCATGAGAAAGCAATGCAGACCTGTATTTTCATTGCATTGCTTGCAGCCTGAACGACTACCGGAACTGCATCCTCTCCAAACTCGTGCTTGAGCTCTGCGCCTGAATAGGTTGAGCTTACCTTATAATTGCAGTTGGCAAGAGTCATGTCAGAACCAGGCTGTCTTACTTCTGCGCGTCCTTCGTAAACTTCGGAATCAAACTCAACCTCTCCGGATATTCCATCCGCATCAGATACAAGAGTTTCGTTTCCAAGTAAAATGTCGGTGATCTTCTGAGAGCCGTAACCTGCAGAGAAAACAGCGTTATAGTATGAATTAACGCCGTCTGTTCCGTCTATGCTGTAAAATCCGTTTGTAAGGTTGTAGGGAGTGTTATAAACGCTTCCCATGATGAACTGGACCGGATTTCCAAGCGCATTTTTATTTTTGGCACCACGGATGAACGGAAGCTGGGTTGCCTGCTGCGCCATATTCTGTGCATTGCGCTGGGCTTTTTCCATCTCCTTCTGGGCTTCTTTTGATTTCTGATCAGCATGTATAGCAGCACCGACACCAACGCCCACGGCAACGACTGCCGTTACTATGGCAATTGTTGCAATGGTAGTAGCGGCAGCCGGAACCTTACGAACATAAAGAACATCTTCCGGCTGGACTTCGTAATCTCCGCCGAGTCTTGAGCCTGCCTTTAAGACAAGTGAGTGCGTAAAGTTGATTTCTGGAAATATATCTTTAAGCTTTCCGTTGGCTGTAATTGTTTCGCTTTTGGCGGTCAGTGTGTCAAAGACGCTGATTCTTCCCATTGTGGTACCTCGTATGTATTTTTGAGCATTCTGGTGTAGATAGGAGAGATTTTTACACCCTGGTTTGTGGTCGCATGTATCATTGTGCGTTCATCCAGAGCAACTGCTATATGAAGCTCGCCGGCTTTCTCCATCTCTAAAAGCGTGCCCTCTTTAATAAAGTCAGTTTCCTTAAGGTTTAAGGTGGGAGCGTAAAGGCTCGCAAGAGCTTCGTCGTGGTTTTCGTAGACTACATCTTCAAGGCGGCGGTGCATCCGCTTTTCTACTTCGATGCATAATCCGTAACAGTCGTAGCCGGATTTGTCCCGCCCTCCGTCCTTATAAGGAATGCCGATAAGGTCTGATACATCTATCATGCGTTTCCTTTGTTCAGGTCCGTGTCGTATTTGTAAACGGTGAACTGCATATCAAGGCGGCCATCGTTTTCGAGCGTGAAGCTCATCTCGTTGTTGTCTCCCATCGTTACGGAGCCGTAGAAGTGCTTATAAGACTTGATCTCCTGAACTTCCGAGCCGTTTATAATTCCAACTACGGTGAGCTCATAGCGGTAGTCTGCCTGATCTACCCACGCAACAAGGTCAGCATTGTCTATTGCAGAAATATTTAAGGAACCGCCGCCTCCCAGGGAATCCGGTCTTGAATAGTCGAAGTTTGCAGGAGCGTAGGTCTGTCCGTCAAAGGTTACGCTCTCGTTATTGTTTACGAAGCGCAGCGTTCCTGCCACAGGATGATCTAATTCAATAAGGTACTGTTTGGCGTAGTTTCCGCCGTCAAAAAACATGCGGTAAATCTGGGATGCAGTAAGGCTCATTAATATACCTCCTGAATTTCCATAGAAAGCGTTCTTGTCTGCTGGTCGGTATCGTCAGGACTTGGGAGGCTCGTAAACTTGTAAACACCGTTTCCTATTGCAGAACAGGTGAAAGCGCCTGCTGTCTGTCCAAGAGTGTCGTTAAACCATGTCCAGAAGGTTGCAAGCTCTGAGTGTGTAAGCTGGAGCTTAAGCTTATAAGACATAAGCTTTTTTGTGTTTATCTGCCATGCAACACGGCGCCCCGAAAGAAAAGATACCTCTTCTGTATTTTCTACAGGCTTGTCATTGCCTGAATAAAATCTTGTGTTAACTGTGCCTGGCCATGTATATACTGTCATATCGTCTCCTTATAAAATACTCACTCCGTTTTCACGGCTCTGTGCAATGTGCATGCTCTGGGAATAAGTTCCCCTCTCCATTTCAGATGAAACAATCTGATTAACCATGATGCGCAGGCCTTCCGGTGTAAGCTGTGCCGATGCGCTCACCTTATCGCTTGCGTTGTTCTCGATAGTTACCGGCATATTAACTACACCGCCACCGCCTCCGGTATTTGCCATCTTCCAGAGGTTTGCCTGCTGCTGTGCATTCAAGATCATCTCGCCTGAGTTTACATTTGCCTGAACTCTGTCTCCGGAATAGCTTGTACCTGGAACGATACCGCCGGTTGCGAAGCTTGGAGCCTTAGGCTTGTTTGCTGTGATGGCCGCAATCTGAACAGCTCCGGAAGCTGCAACAAGTGCACCCGTGATGATGCCGGCAAGACCGCCCTGAGCAATTGCCTTTGAAACGCCTTCTGCAATGTTTGCAGTAGCCTGAACAAGACTTGCGGACCATTCCCACATCTTAAGCCTGTACTCATCACGCGCAGCCTTGCGGTCGATTTCCTTCTTCTTTTCGCAGTATTCCTCGTAAGAGATAAGTCCGTCCGTATACTGCTTTGAGATTTCTGCAAGCTCTTCCTGGGTCTGTTCCTCGTTGTTCTGGCGGGCAAGGTCTGTAATCTGCCCCGAAATATCTGCAAACTGCTGGACATAATCGCTAATATTGGAAAGTGTTGTTGCAATCTGGTCTTTCTGTGCCTGAGCTGCTTCCTTCTGCTGTTTAAGGATTTCCTCGTCGATGTTCTTCTGAGCTTCGGCAAGCTTCTCCTTCATTGCAATTTCCTGCTCTGTAAGTTCTGCCTTTGAGTCAAGATAGGATGCATAAACTTCGAGCATGGTCTTTTGAGCTTCAAGGGTCTCTTTCTGTTCAATCTGCCATGCATCAACAAGCTCTTCATAATGGGCCCAGACATTCTCTTTTTCTTCTTCGGTTGCGCTTTCAACCTGTTCAATAACTTCAAGATTAGCCTTAGCCTGCTCGCCCCATTCTTTTATCTGTGCACGAGCCTTTACTTCATGGCTGTAGTTTCCGCTGTTGCCCTTGAACTCTTCCGAGCTCATCATCTTTACATAAGCGTTTACGGCGGTATTGAAAAGCTCCTGGGCTTCCTTTTCCCTTGTTATTTCTTCTCCGGCCTGTTTCCTGAGCCTGATTTCCTCTTTCTTCTTCTCGATGGTCTTGTCGTATTCATCGCGGAGCTTGTCTCTTGCGTCTATGGCTGCCTGAGCTTTTTCTTCTGCACTTAAAGCGGCAGCGGCCTGAGTTGCTTCTTCAAGCTTTGGAGTAAGCTCCTTAATTCTGTCTGTGTTGCTCTTTATACGCTTGTCCAGAACGGTTGTTGTATAGCCCATTTCGTAGGCTTCATCATTAAGGCTCTTCCATTCCTTTGAAGCGTTCTTAACTGCAACATTCTGAGCGGCAAGTTCTTCTTCAACCTGAGTGATTTCCGGATGCATCTTGATGAATTCTTCACGAAGATATTCTGCATTGGCCATAAGCTCTGCAGCACCAAGCGACATATCCTGATTCTTTTCGATGTAGGCATCCATCTCAGCGTTGAGCGCGTCATAAGTTTTCTGTAACTGTGCCTGCTTGTCCTTTTCGCCTTTTACGAAGTCCTTCTGCGAAGTCGTTAAAACAACCTTATATTTTTCGTACTGCTCATTCTGTTTGGTAAGAAGGTCTATTTCCGACTGGATCGTGTCTTTTGTGCCCTGATCATCATTCTGCGCAATAAGGTTTAATTCTGCCTTGAACTCTGCAGCCTTATCCTTTGCAACATTCATCTTGCTTGTGATGGTGTCAAAAAAGCCGCTTAAAACATTTCCTACGGAGTTCTGTAGGTTTGCCCAGCCGGTGCCCAGAGCCTCCTTAAAGTCTCCGAGAGAGTTCTTGTATTTCTGCCAGCCTCCGGTCTGCTCCGTGATGCTCTTGCTCATTCCGTCAAACTGGTCTTTTATAAGCTTTATGGCTTCACCGCTTTTTAACTCTTCTGCAGTAAGCTCTTTAATGCCTTTTATCTGCTTTCCAAGAGTTCCGGTATTGCCCTGGAGCGTACCGTTCAATGCAGAAACAGCCGCATCCATGCTCATCATTCCGGATGCAGAAAGGTCGAGGGCCGCCTGCATAATATCCTGAATTTCTGTCTGAGTTCTTCCAGCGGCAGCAAGCTCGCTCATCATCGGCAGAAGCTCTTCGTCTCCGATGGTAGATATGCTCTGCAATTGACTTGCATAATTCTTAAGCTGAATTACGGATGCATCTGTCAGATAAGGATTATTCTTGGCGGCTGCCTGAAGCTGAACTTCTGCCTTCTGCTGTTTCTGTGCAAGCTCTATGTTTTCCTTAATGGCTTCGTTTACTTTCTTAACAGCGTTTACACCAAGACTCGCAGCCTTTGTTACGGCAGTAAAGCCGGTAGCAAGAGCCGTTATATCATTGGCTTTCATTGATTTTGCAGACTTCTGGAGCTGGTTGGCAAGCTTCTTGATGCCGCTTTCCGCTTCTTTTGTCTCTGCGTCAAATTTTATTGTTACATTCTTCTTGGCCATAATATTCTCTTAAAAATGAAATGATTATTTATAATAAAGTCAGTTATATAAGTATTATTTTGGAAAAAAGAGGTTTTTTTGTGTTATTTTTTCTCTTCAAAAAGAGCGTTGAAAGCTTCCAGGTCCTCGTCAATCTGGCCCTGATTATCTGCAGGAAGCTCCCAGGCGTTCTTAAGGCTCTGCATAAGCTTGCCTTCCGGCGTTTTTGCGTTCCCTTTCCATCCTCGCCAGCTCATAATCTCGTTGAGCTTGGTGTTATGTAGTCCCTGGAGAAGCGTTAAAAAGATATGCCAGTGCATCTGCACAGCATGTCCTTTTTCGTCTGTCTCCATAAGGTCAATTCTGTACTGCTCCATAAAGGCTGCATATATAAGGTCAGCATCAAGCTCATAATCAAGCACTTTTCCGGCAGATGCTCCAGGCATCTTGCGGGGAAGCTCGCTTTTAGGCTGGAAGAATTCAAGCATCTTTTCAAACGCTTTTCTCTTGTAAGCTGCAGGAGGCACTTCGTTGAGATAGATAAAATCTACATCATCAATTACTGCGCCTTTTGTGTTTACAACGCGTGAAAAGTTGAGCCAGTCGCGGAAGTCTGTTTTAATTGGAAAAAGCTTCCCGTCCACATTAATGCAGTCGGGAAGCTTTACTTTGGCAAGAGAGAGCATTAGTCTCAATCTGAAGGAGCTTGGGTTACTGTGTAATCGCCTTCTGTAAATGCTGAAATAGATCCGGTAGTAACGGTTACATATCCCTTCTTCACTGTGCCATTGAAATTTGTATCAAAGGTAAGTGTCGAATCAACGCTGTTCAGGTCGTTCAATGTAATTGTACAATCACATCTCCAAGCCTTAAAATTTGCGTGATTTACTGCAGTTGTGTCTACAGGCTCCTGGAAGAAAACAAGAAGGATTTCGCTCTTTGCTTCTTCCCCTGTCTGCATTTTGAAGAACTTGTTGAAGATAAACTTGTAATCATCATCGTTCTCGTACATAACAAGAGGAGTGTTGAAAGCAGGATTGTATTTCTTGAGCTCTGTTGTAGGGTTTTCATCGCAAATATAATCGTGCTCTTCTGTTTCTGGATTCATGTTCAAGTCAAAGCTAGCAGTCTTGCAGACACGCATCCAGCTTGGATTTGTTTTATTTACAAGACCTGTTTCTGAGTCAATTGCTTTGTTCAAGAACGGTGCAATCTGATGTTTCTTAACCATAATTATAGTCTCCCTTAAATTGGTTTTATAATAAAGTCATATTGTGGAATACGACTAAAGCTTTTCTTCTGTAATTACATCAAGAGTAAGTTCAAAAGCTGTCATCTGCTGTGCTACAGCTCCCGTATCCGGATAATACTGGATGTTTGTAATTACGCTTTCTTCCAGGTCTCCAAAGTCAGGCTCCTTTGCGTGTGCGATCCAGAAGGCTCTGGCATAGCGGCACATTCTTTTTACTAATACCTTATAGGTTGCTTTCTGAAATAAGAAAGTAACCGTGAATGCGGACCTCTGCGAAGTTCCGTCAATAAAGCCTGGTTCCGGCTCCTGATTTTCCGGAAGGATGGAAACAACAACCGGCACCTCATAACGAGACAGGTCTACGGTTCCAAAAACTATATTATCTTTTGTAATTGCCGGAAGTGTAAGGCCTGTTTCTGCAAGCCCCGGAAGTTCCGCGTTTACATTTGCAAGAATAAAATCTTTAATATTTTCTGCTATCTGATCCATTTATTACCCCCAGTATTTCTCAAGTTCTTTATTAACCATTTTCTGCACTTCTTCCATGTATGCGCCGCTTTCTGCATACTGCTGTCCCGCCTGAACAAATCCGCGCGGTGCTATATGCCAGTGCGAAGCTCTCTTAGTCGGTCCGTCGTGTCCATAAGATAGAGTCATGGCTTTCGGAAAGATCGTGTTCCCATTCCCGCTCAGGGCCTTCGGAAATACGCTTGCTGCAGAGCCGTCTTTCTTTACTTTGTAGACATAGGCCTTCAAAAGCTCGCCGGTGCGCCTCTGCAGGTCGCTCGTGTTTATGGCAGCCTTTACGCGCTTCGCAGTTTCTTTGGCTGCTATCCTTAAAACGCTTTTCCTTATGGACTTTAAGCTTTTAGATGTTCCGGCAAGAGCCTTTTCAACATCCTCTATATCAACCTGTGTTCTAATCAGCTGGTCGTTCGCCATAAACAATATCCTCTACAGTTTCGCCCCAGAGCTCCCATTCCTGCACCAGAGCTTCGTAATAAACAAGTGTGAGCGCAAGGTCCTTTGCATTTTCAACCGGCTTCAATTCCCTGCGCACAGGCTTCGGCGGTAAAACTATTTCCTTTTCAGTCTGCTTTGTGCTTCTGCACGAGAGAATTGTTAGCATCAATAATGCCATTAACAATGTTATAAACTTCTTCATCGTCCTGCGCTTCTCCAAGCTGTTCTTCGAGCTTCTGCTCGTTTATTTTAATTTCCTGCAATTCTTCTGCATGATTTATAAGATACACGACATTCTGCTGAGCCTTGGAAAGCTCTTTTTCCAGGTCTTTTACAATGTTCCGGCTTTCCTTAAGCTTCTGGATCAGTGAATGAATAACGGCAGCCATCATAATAAAGATGGTTAAAACCGCAATAACAATTGTTAAAGTGTTCATTCGCTCCTCCTGAACTTATCGAGCATGATATTAAGGTCAATTGTTCCGGCTCCAAGACCGTAAACCCACGCAAACATAAAACAGATTCAGAGCTTTCTGCGTTGAGTTTTCCAAGCCATTTGAAAATATGGCATACGATAATCCCTACCACTGCAAGAACCTTAAAAATCTTGCTTAAGGTTTTTGCGCTGGTCAGTTTGTTCTCTGATTTGGATTGAATATTTTGTTCTTCCATAGGTCCTCCGAAAAAAAAAACAACCCGCCTGGGTGAGCTTCTTCGAGAGGCTTGGCGGGTCTTATCAATTAGTTACCGGCAGAAGCTTTCTTAGGCAGTAAAGCTGGCAGAATACTTATAATAAGCACAACAAGACCAAAAACTGCAGTAATAACTGTTGTAATAGTGTCTTTTGAGATTCCTGCAAGAGCCAGCAAGAAAACACCGACAATAATACCTACGATGGAAACATAGAGCTTCCAGTCTTTCTTTTCTGCTTTTGAAACAATTCCAAGAACACACAAGGCCATTCCGATAGACCAGCCTGCAAGTTCAATCCAGTCTGCAAGCGCAATGCCTGTAAACTCTCCGACTGCTGTAGCAGCGATAAGGACAATAAGTCCTACCCAAACTAAAATGTTTTTCATATATCCTCCTATTTAGCGAGCTTTATTATTCGGGCAGTTACTGGCCGCCCTTTTTCTACACACTGAGAGTAAACGAGCGGATTAAACTTAATCATTCCGTTTTCTACTCCTACCCAGTGGCTTTTCCCTTTATAGTCATAACGCACAGGAGTGCGGTCTACGATGCCCCGCAATTCCTTAATATCCTTGAATTCAACGGTAACCTTACGCCCTGTGAGATGCCGCACCGCTTCTACCCATTTTACGGTACAGTCCTCTTCTATGGCTTTTACCTTGATAAGGTCGTTTACAGTTTCAATTGCCTGGTAATCGTCAGGCTCAATTCCAAGACACCACAAAAGCACGAAGGCGCAGCATCCGTAACGGCTTATGGCTTCAAGTCTCTGTGGTGTAACTGATTTTGAAAGTTCTTCTGCTTTGGTTTGTGGATGATCCATTTAATTTACTCCCAGCTTTACAAAAAGAAAGGCAACAATCCCCGAAACAATGGCAGCAACAAGCGGATTAAGCCAGCGGTCTACACTCTTGTCGATTTTCTTTTCGAGACTCGAAAGCCTGAGCTCCTGCTCTTTTGTCTGCATTAAAAGTGTTGTTACCTGATCCAGTTTGCTTTCAATCTGAGTAAGGCGGTATTCTACAAGGCTCTGGCTGTCTTTATTTTCATCTCCCATAAAACCTCCTAGAACCTGCGCTTATACTGTGCAATCTGCTTCAAGAAGCGGTCTGCCTGAAAGTTATTGAAAACGCGGCTTCCGGTATCTGCAAAAGTTGTTGAGCTTACGGCAAGATTTCCGCCTGCGCTTTCCCAGAGGAGTGAAGCAAGTTGTAAGGCTGTTGTCTTTATAATTTCAGGAACTGTCTGATAGCCTGCAGTGAATGTGAAAAGGTATCTTGAACCTTTGAGGAATGATGAACCGTCCTTAAAGCAGATGTAGTTTTCCGATTCTACTTCTACTTCTGCAGGACTGTGAATTTCTCCGTCGATAGAGAATGCTGTAATTGTGCTTACAGGCCATGCACATAAGGCAACAAGCTTTCCGTTATCACCTTTTATTTCCTGCGTATATGTCTGCTGTTCCGGATCATATCCAAGATAATCGCGCACCTGTTCCATTGCCGCATTGCAGTATCCTGCCGGCTTTGTATCATTCTGCTCACATGTCTTATCCATAAAAGCCTGGAGCATCGCGCTTGTAATGAATGTCATTATTAGTCCTCCAGTATTTCACAGCGTCCAGCTGCAGCCATTTCCACGGCATCCCTGTAAGGAATTGTGGCAATATCACCCTTATGATAGGTTCCATAAGGTGCGCACAACAAATCAAGCATTTTTACCTTTGCATGACGAAAATAGTCGCCGGCTTCAACAACCGGACGCTTCTTTTCAACCTTTTCGACCTTCTGAATATCTGCTGTTTCTGCAGTTTCAATTTTCTTTTCATCAGCAGTTTCTACTGCTTTCTGCTCAGGTTCTGCCGCCTTTGTGTTTGTTTTTTTACTAGCCATTTTTATCCTCCTTAAAAATTTGGCTTTTTACCTTTTCCATAATTGTTGTTTTCTACCATGCCGTCCCAGGCAAGCTTTAAGCCAAGCCCCGCAAAATAACCAACAAGAAAAGCAACTGCAGGCCTCTGCTGCGCATATTCATCATTGGCAACCATAGGAGCTCCTACGATTGAAATATCCGTATAACCCAAAAGCCATGCATAAACCAGCATTGCGCTTATGGAATTGTTTATTGGTAATCCCTGGTTATAAACTTCTTCTGGCATTTCGTAAGTTGTATTAGGATGCTTTACCTTTATGCCGTGCAGTTCAAAATATCTGTCTGCACCTTCGCGTTCGTCTACCCCTACCATCCATATTTCACGGTCAGGCTCCCTTATCTGTTCAACGCTCAGATGCCTGTTCGCCTTACCGCAAATCATCAGTTTTTTCTCTTTCATATAAATAATGTCAATTCAAATAAAAAACCCCCGCCGGAGGAGCGAGGGTAAACTTACATCTGGGCAGAAGTGAGTTTTATATCAAAAGCTGTAAAGCTTATGATTTTCTTACTACGCTGTAGCAGGATCAGAACCTGTTGAAGTAGTTCCGCCGACCTTCATACGAACGAAGGCTTCACCAAGAACAGGCATACCGTCTGCAAGTGTGTGTCCAAGGTAGCCGATGCAGTTCTTTGTTGCAAAAGCTTCAACGAGTACCTGAACTTCAACATTCTTCCAGTAAGCGAACTTGTAATAGTCCTTGAAGTCTCCAAGAACGATTACATAGTTGTTTGTGTGCTTGCCGTTTGGTGCAAACTCACTTTCAACTACAGGCATACCAAGAATGGTGTCCGGTTCACCGTCGCGCAAGCCTGGGCGCCAGAGGTACTGTCCGTCGCTATCCTTCAAGAGCATGATTGTCTGAAGAATGTCTGTATGCATTACCCATACAGCGTTTTTGCGATAACCAGGACGAAGTTTCATCTTCATCTTGATAAGGTCGTCAGCGCAGCAAACCATTCCGCTTGCTACATTGTAAGCAGAGCGGTCTGATGCAAGGTCGCGTGTTGTTGGAACACCGTTGCTTGATGCTGTGAAAACACCAAGAGGCTGGCCTGAACCAGTACCTGTCAAGATGCCTGCTTCAAAAGCAGACATGAACTTGTAAGCAAGCTTGTTGCGAACAAGCTGATCAATAGGTACAGCTGAAGAAGCGAGCATCTTCTTTGAAACCTTAACAAGCTTTGCAAGGTCTGTTGGAATAAGTTCGCGTTTGCTGAATGCCCATGAGCTGTCTGCAGCAATTGCTTCGCTTGGAACTTCCTGAGTCCAAGAAGCATCAGATGCGTCTGTTGATTCGTAAGGAATACCAAGCGAACCTGCACCAGATACCGGAATCTTGTCTACTTCTTTGTAGATCTGTGTATCTTTTTCGATAGCAGCGATGATTTCGTCAGAGAACTCCTGAGGAGCCAGCGCGTAACCGCTTCCCTGTGAGCCGGATGTTCCGACTGTAAGATCGCGTTTTTCGCCCTTAAGGAACTTGCGGAATTCTTCTTTTGCATCATCATCAGGTGCACCACGACCTTCATCATCCTTTGGAAGAGGAAGAGTTGAAACAAAACCTTCGATGGCAGCCTGGCGCTCTTCTGCTGCAATCTGAGCAGAGAGTTCTCTCATCTCCTTTTCCTTTTCGTCATAAAGAGCTTTTTCTTCTGCAGTAAACTCTCTTTTCTCACCGAGAACCTTCTCGTTGAGTTCGCGCATTTCAGCAATAAGCTGTGCGCGGCGCTGTTTCTTATCCATAGTTTAATTCTCCCTGGAATAAAAAAATTACATATTCTCAAGCAGTTCAAGCTCGCGTTTGCGTGCTTCTGCTTCCAAAACTGCCTGACGCTCTGCTTCTTCCTTCTTTTCAGCTTCCAGTCGCTCCGCCTGAATCTTCTCGATCAATCCGTCTGAGAAGCTTCGTGCTGATATAGAAGTGTGGTCATCAGCTGGAATGCTGACAACTGAAACATCATACAGCTTTCTTATTTTGGTTATAGTGCGTAATACAACGCGCTTTTCTCCCTCTGTAAACTCTTCTGTCTTGTCATCTTCAACTACAAAGCGATAAGACATTTTTGTAAGGTAGCCGCCTTCAATTTCTTCGTGAATCTTGCGTCCTTCTTCTGTTCCACCAAGGTAGGCATCAACCTTAAGACCCTTTTCCTCAATTGTGAGCTTTAAGGTGTCGTTTGAAAGGCGTGCAAATACACGACCTTCATGGTTCAGATTGAAAATAACATCGCTCATGTCGCATTCATCAAAAGCGTGAGAATCTACCTGCTCGCGTACTTCCCATTCCTGGCCGCCCCATTTCTCGCGCCAGAGAACAAAAGGCTGGTTGAACATTGTAGAATAGCCGGAAACACGATATTCCGGTTTTTCTGTGTTGTTTTTTACAGCCCGCAGCTCCATATCACGATACTGCTGGCCGTCTTGTATTCTTTTAATAAGTTTCTGTACATCCATTTTTGGTTATTCCTCCTTAATAGTGTCAGATGTATTTTTGCCAGCATCTGCTGGATTCTGTGCGGCGATCTTATCAACAGTGGAAAGATTAACAGGCATAAAGTGCTGATCTCCCCATGTTTCCTTTGTTTTTGGCAGATTTTCACGCTCGAAAATCTGATTTGGTGTATAAACACCGTTTGTAAGACCTTTGGTATACATTTCCATGCGGCTCTTGTAATCTGCACGGAGCATTGTATCTGTGTCAAACTCTACATAATGGTCGCTCTGGAACGGATAAGTAAGAAGCTGGTCCAGATATTGCTGCAATCGTACAACCCAAGGGCTCAAAGTATGCTGCAGGAAGAATGTATTTGCCTGTTCCTGATTTGTAAACTTACTGTCATCCTTTCCAAGCATATAAAGAGGAACGCGGAATATCTTTGCAACTTCGCGCTCTGAATAAGTACGGTTTTCTGTAAGCTGTGCATCTGCATTGCTTGCCAGGTCCAGCGAGCTTGCTTTCATTCCATTTGCAACAATAAAAGGGTCGTTTGCATGGTCGCGGCCGCCATAAGCAGAAAGGATTCGCTCTTTAAGTTTCTGAGCATCTTCCTGAGTAAACTTCTTTTCATCTGCAGGAACCTCTATAAGAAGCTTAGAATGAATACCACCGTCAAAGCTGTCGTTTGTATATTCATCCAGAGTCAAACCAAGACGCGCTGCATGATGAGCATAAGCAAGCGGTGAAACTCCTCTTATAGTTCCAAAACGATAAGCCGGAATATGCAGCATATTAACAGGACGATATTTATAGATTTCGCCCTGGTAGTTGTATTCATAATAAACATCGCCGTTGTCATCAAAACAGATTCTCACGCGCTCCGGCGGAAGCGGTGTAAGACTGCGCGGCGAGTTATCAGCATTTCTGGCAACAAAAATAAACGCGTTTCCGTTTAACAGCAAATCCATCATCACAGTCTGCTTAAAAGTAAACGGTACATCGTAATAATTCGGCTGCTTTCTCAGTAAATATGCAAGGTTTGGTCTGTCATCGCGGATGCGTCCGTCAGAAGTGCGCTTATAAACATGCACACTCATCTGAGCAATAGAATCGGCAATGAGCATTGTACAAGCAGATACAGTTGTATTGCTCATAAGCTCAGCGCGAGACATATTCGGCATAAAAAACAGGCTTCCATTTGCAGGCCGAGAAACAACCGGTAAAGCCTTATCCATCTTTGGCAATGACGCCCGACGGATTTCCAATCCTAGAATTTTCATATTAATAATGTCATATAAGAAAAAAAATGCCGGAAACAAGAGGCATTGCTTCCGGCACAGGACTAATTTTTTCTGATTTTTTAGGAGTTAAAAATCGTGTATGACAACAATAATAAAGTCAGTTGAACTAAAAGAACATCTCATCCACGCTAAGCGGTGCCTTTGCTTCGTCTGCTAAAGCTATTTCAAGGCGGTTATTTGCCATAATTGAAGTAATAACACCGTCTATGCGCTTGCTGGTCTTGTTCGTGTCCGGCTTAATCGGTTTTATATTTCCGTTTGCATCCGGTTTTACTGTGGCACAGCTTACCATCCATGCCATAACCGGATTATTGTCTATAATTTTATTATCCAAAATTGCCTGCTCCCAGGCTTTGGAAGGCTCGCTCATTCCAACAATAGACTGAGAGAAGTCTACACAAGTGAACTCTGTAGCAAGGTCCTGAATGAGATATTCAGCAAGGTTGCGGTCGTAGGCGATCTCCTGAATGTCGTACTTTTTGGCATCCTCGCGGATGATATTGAGCATAAAAGAAAAATCCTGCGTCTCTCCTGGCGTTGCAGTTATAAAGCCCTGCTTAATCCAAGAGCGGATGCGGTAAGAGTCCTGCTTCATTTTAATGTCTATCTGGCCTTCCGGAATAAAGAAGTAATGCTTTGCATATCGCTTACCCTTTGGAAGCTCGAAGTACCAGGTTAATACAGTAAAGTCAAGTCGCTTTGAAAGGTCTATACCGCCCCAGCAACGGAGCCCTTCGAGGTTTTTCTCTGCATAACGATGGAAGCAATGCGCCCAGGAGCGGTCATTAATCCATACTTCTGCAACATTGAGCCATTCGTTCAGGTTCTTTGTTCTGAACGCTGTCTCGCTTGAGTTTGAAAGCAAAGCTTCACGAAAAGCAGTGTGCATGGCATCAAGCTCAACGCTCACGCCCAGGTTCGGATTTGCCTTATACCAGTTTTTCTCGTTCTTCCAGTCATCGCCCTTATCGAGCTCGAAAATTATAGAAAAATACTCGTCATTCTCGTAGCCGTTGGCATCTGCAAGCATTTTTTTACACTTTTCGTATTCTTCAAAGCATGGAGCGTTTCTGTTGTTTCCGGCTGTCGTGATGATGAACATTAAAGGCTGCTGGCGGGCCCTCATACCGGTTTCTATTACATCAAGTAACTCTGTCGTTTTATGCGCGTGGTATTCATCAATAATGGCGCAGGAAGGGTTAAGACCATCGAGCGTGTTTGAATCTGATGCAAGAGGCTTCATAAAGCCATCTGCACAGGTGAGAGAGTGCGCAAGCGGTTTAATATACTTCTTAAGGTCCACGGAATATTGAACAGTTTTCTTTGCATCTTCAAAAACAATTCGCGCCTGGTCTTTTTTAGTTGCTGCAGAGTAGACTTCCGCGCCTGGCTCCGTAAGAAGATCATAAAGCGACACGCCTGCAGCAAGAAAAGACTTACCGTTTTTTCGTGCAATCTGAATATAAGCTCTGCGGAACCGTCTTTTATTGTTATCTCTCCGGCGCCATCCGTAAAGGCTCGCAATTATGAACTGCTGCCATGGTTCCGGCTTAAGCTTCTGCCCCGCAAGTTTTCCCTTTGTGTGCACCAGCTGTGAAAAAAAGACAATTGCCGCCTGAGCTTTCTTATGGTCAAAATAATAAGGAAAGGTTCCTTCTTCACTCGCCTTTATATCCTTAATATGCCGCTTTACAGCAAGCTTTACCATCTTACAAGTTGGAATCCTGGAGTTTGAAACATCATTTATGTATTTCAGATAGGTAAACTTATACTTTTCCATTAGTTTAGGAACCCTACCTTTTGCTTCTCCACTGGCTTTTTATCAGTCGGCATTTAAGGCATATCTTCAAATCAGAGAAGAATTTCTTAATACCCCAGAACCGATAATATCCTTTTTCATGGCTGTGGCAACAATTACTACAAGTTTTCATTCTGCTACTCCTTTGATTCCCATTTACTCGCCTTAAAACATTCGCCTTTCAATTTCTTCTGACATTTACCGTGTTTCCAATTCCAATTTTTACAGTTCCAACAGTTCTTCATTTTCTCAAACTGTTCTTCAAGTCTTTTGTTTTCTGCTTGGTAATAGTCATTATCTTTTGCAACTTCCTGCAACTGCCATTCAAGGTCTGCCATATCTGCAATCAGTTTTTTTATTGCTTTATCTTTCTCTTGAATAATTCCAAGAAGTTCACACTTTTCTTTTTCTAAGGTTTGTGTAAGCTCCTGTTCTGCAAGCAGGCAACCTTCAAGGTCGGCAAGGTTTTTACAGATAATCTCAAATCCCTGTTGCAATATCGGGTCTTTAAGTGCCATACTGATTCTGTTTTTCATTTCGTCTTTAGTCATTTTCTGCCCCCTTTCTGTGCTTGCCGATATACCAGCCCGCCCTTATATTGCGTTCTGTTTTTGTCTTGCCACTACTTGCAAAGTTTTCTGCCTTCTGGCGCAGCTCTTCTGATACATTCATTATGTCGTAAACTGCTGTTCTTTTTTTCTGTTCTGTCTGCTTCATTTTGCAACCTCTCCAAGCTTTGCAGCTTTCTCTATTCTCATTGCGGCGGTGTTTGCCCTGAAAAAATCCGGCTTACGATAATCGTCGTTAAGTCCGGTCCTGCAGTCCAGACAGAAAGGCGGCGGATATTCCACATTATAGTGCTCGCAGTTCACACACTTTCGCTGTAATACGGTGTCTTGTGGTGGCACCGTGTCCTTTTTCTCATTCATCTTGTACCTCCTCTTCAAGATAAACTTTATCAACAGTAAGCCTCAGGATGATCTCCGTATCCGCCTTTACCTGGCGGATTTCGGATGCCTGTTCCTTCTGCTGTTCCATCATATTTGCAATTGTCTGCCTCATTCTGTCGTTGTTCTGCTGCATAATCCTGTTGTCATGGCAGCAGGCAATCATTGCAATCATGCTCAAAAATAAAACCGTCAAACTGCATAATAAAATTGCAAGATTTCTTGAATATTCACTCATTAACCGTTCCCCATCAGCTCTTTTAAGAAGTCCTGATCATCCTTCTCTTTTGGCTTTACCCTCATTCTTGTTCTTGCTTCTGGCGTTACACCGAACTTCATCATAATTTTATGGAAGCGGTTCATGTGCTCTTTATACACATCCAGAAGGTTCATCTGCTTTATTTTGTCGAGATTTGACAGATATTCGCCATAACTCTCGTATACATTCACTTTTTCAAGGCAGTCCTGCGCGATGTCGTAACTTATAAAAGCATCTTTCAGGATTACCGTATCAACAATTGATATAAGACCAGCTTCAAGCATTGCCGGAACCAGCTCGTCCCATTTCTCTGCAGCTTTCTCCGAAAGGTTTATCGGAGCCGGAAGCTTTTCAAGCGGTTCAATCGAAATTCCGCGTCCTTCGTGTCTGGAAGGTTTATAAGTTCCATTCGCTTTATGTTCTTCTGTGCTTTTTGGTGGTCTCCCCATTTACTTTTCACCTCGCACCATCTTTTCAATTTCCCCAACTGGTACACCGTTGGCATATTTCATTTTTATGGCTTCAAGCTTTTCTTTTGTGTTGCAGTAACGCTTTCCGGAATATCGCTTGTTGCCGCTGTTTAATGTCTTTGTGTAAATCTTTGCATAAAGCTTGCCATAAGCTTCTGCCCCGATCTTGTCTTGAATCTCCTGCATCTCAGGTTCAAGCTGCCGGCCCGTCTTTCTCTTTTCCATCAGAATGCCGGCATCCATAATTTTACATTCTGAGTAAACTCCTCTTTACTCAGCGAGACGGTCCCGCCCAGCTGATAGCTTCCGTCAGGCATCTTGTCAAAAACAGCTCCTTCAAAATAAGGCGCTTCCTTTCCGGTGAAAACTCCGGAATATTTCTGTCCGGATATTTTTGTTTTTTTTCCGTCCAGGTCTATGTAATAATCCTTTACGATGCACACGATAACTTCGGTTCCCTTCACTTCGTAATCCTCCTCAAAATTTTACCCCCTCCCTTTTTTTTCGCACGCGCACACAAAAAAGGGCGCGTGTTGGTGAAAAGCAAATCGACTCAAGTTTCTGACCCCCCATCCCCTTTTTGATGGAAGTTGTTGTTTTCTTTCATCGTCTTACGACTATGGCAGCTCTGACACATCGGCTGGAGGTTTGATTCATCATAGAACAGCGTCAAATCCCCGCGATGCGGGATAATATGATCTGCAATTGTTGCAGGTTTGCCACAGATAAAGCACACAGGATATTTTTTAAGAAACATTGCTCGTCTCTTTCTCCACTCCTGGCTCTCATATAAAGAATGCCATTGTGCAGACTTTCCCCTTTGTGTGAATATCTTGCGGTTTACTGCGCTATTCTGTAGATTTTTGTGTTTCTCACAGTATTTAATCCCATTTAGCGCAGTTCTTCCGCATCCAGGCTTAGCGCAAACTCTTGTTTTCATTAAGCTTCTGCCTCTTTTAATAATTTATTTATGTAAGCGACACCCTTCTGCAGGACCAAAGTCTTTAAGCTTATCTTTGTTTCTCCGGAAGGAATTACGAACTTTGTCTCGATTACACGGAAATATCCGCTGTCGATGTATTTCTGATAAGGAATGTTATCTGGCTGCAGGATGTTCTTGTTGCGTAAGAACTCGAAGAGGCGGTTGCGTCCGATGTTTCTGTTCAGGACCTTTGCACAGTTGCCGATGTCTATAGCATCCTTGCTGGAACAAATCTGATAAGCAAACTCTGCAGCTGGCTTAAGCTTCTCGACTTCCTTTTCTGCATCTGACAATCTTCTCTTCAGGATGCCGATAGCTTTTGCAATTACCTGGTTCTCTTCGACTTCTGTTGAAACATTGTCTATCTGTCTTGTTGCCAAGTTGTGATGCTTCTGTATCTCCTGCTTGATGAGAGTTGCCTGCTCTTCTGTATATCTCGGTGTCTGGCCTTGCTTGAACTTCGGAAGTACTTCCGAAGTTGTATTAAGACGATTAACAGCTTTTGTAATTGTTGATACATCAACTCCAAGAGCATCTGCAAGCTCTTTGGTTGTCATTGTCTGCTGGGCTCTCTCCCAGTCATTTGCAAGTACATTCATAATCTCGTTCATATCCTACCTCCCTTTAGAACGGAATCACCTCGTTGCCGTCAAACATCTCATCGCTTACCTCTGGAACATCCGGCTCCGGCTGATAGGTCTGTTGTCCTGATCCGTCGCTCTTTGCCATTGGCGGCAATGATATTTCTGCAACCTTAATCACGATTGCGGAATGCATCTGTTCGTTTTCGTCTTTCCAACGCTGCTGTTTAAGACGCCCCGTAACACTGATATGCTTTCCCTTAAGCAGATACTTTGCCATTGCTTCTGCATACTTGCCTTTGCACTGGCAGTCAAAATAACTAGGAATGCTCTGCCATTGGCCCTGAGCATCCTTGTAAGTTTCGTTGTTGGCAATTGTAAAACGCATGTAAGGAGTTCCGTCAGGCCAGTGAGAAAGGTCTGCGCTCTTTACAAGATTACCCTCAACGACAACAGTATTAATGCTTCCCATCTTTTCCCCTTCGCTTTTCAATGAATTGGCGTAATGCGTTTTCTGCTTTGTTGTCGATGCAGCTTATGTGATAAGTATGTCCGACAACCTTAATCTTCATACCGGAAACAAGAATAAGCTCGTTTATCATTCCCATAGATTCCTGAGCTTGTTTCTTAATCTGCCCGTATGTCTTTTTCTTTGCTTCTGCAGGAACATTTCCGTCGTACAAGCTGTCAAGCTGGCGAACTGCCTGATACTGATTAGCAACCCAGACATCCGATTTTCCGAACATTGCACCTATCTGCTTCTGGTTCAAATTGTGGCGGCGCTTTAGATCATCAAACACCTCGACAAGCTCCCAGGCGCTCATATTCTTGCGCTGAACATTCTCTGCAATCTGAGTAAGAACTAAGTCCTTCTCGCTCAGCTCATCCTCCAGAATGTTGCACTCAATATGCGGTAAACCAAGATATTTGACTGCTTCATAGCGTCTATGCCCCGCAATAACAACATATTTGCCATCCTTCTCGCGTTTCTTCACCAGAATTGGATTGATAAGTCCCTGTTTCAAAATTGAAGCTGCAAGGCTTGTAATCTCATCATCCTTTTCGTTACGGATGTTCTTTCCGTTCACGATCTGCTCCATGTCCAGTATCTTAAGCATCTTTTTGTCCTCCTGCTAAAAAATATGCCATATTCTTTTTGTGCAATCGCCTTTGAATGCATCCAGGCTCAATTCCTCATCCGCCTTGGTGCGATAATCTAAGGCATGCCTTATTCCGTCCTGCAATACGACGATCATATTGCTTTTGACATAGTAACCGGAGCCTTTGCTGTATCGTCTGAAAACATACTCAAAGGCCGTTGCTACCATGTCCATGTCCTGCTCTTCGTCAAGGTACATGTGGCGCTTTTTCTTTTCGGCCCACAGAATGCGCCTGAGACACTCATAACCCAGCAGAAAGAAACTCTTTCTTGCTGCTTCGTCATGGTTCCTCAGCCATTTCCACTGGTCCAAAATCATGCGCTCGTTGTCATCCTTCGGCTCACCTTCGCAGGGACACGGAAGGCTCTGATAATACAGTTCCCTCTGCTCCTGCTCTTTTGTGGCAAGATATTGCCGGTTTTCCTGGACGGCAAGGGCTACATCAAACAGGCTCTGCTGCATTGTTATTTCTTTTTGCCAGAATAAGCTGCATCATTGCATTTGGAGCTTCCGGATCAATTCCGTAAGCTTCAAAGTTCGACTGTAACCACTCATCTGTCTCTTCGCGGTTAATATCCTCCCATTTCGTTGGTCTTAATTGTTCCGGAGGCAGTGAAGCATGATTTAATAAATATGCCCAGACTACCTCTCGCGCCATGTACTTCGGATAAAGCGGAATTCCGTGCCATTTGTTTGGAGCAGGGTCGGAGTTCATTTTCTTGAACTCTTTGCAGATAGCCTTTGCAAGTTCCGGTACATCTGCCTTGTTTCTCACACTGTTGAAAAGCTCTGAAACAATGCCCACTACAGCCTTAGCGCCTTTTGACTCGTTGTAAGCTGCGTTGTTCTCGATGAAGAAGTTCTGGAAGATGCTGAAAGCCTCCCCCTTAATTTTTTCGATTTCTTCTGGCATGAAACTTGCGTCTTCTGTTTCTTTGTCAATATCAGGCACATTGTCTGTTGCAGAAGCATTACTCTCAGGAACGATAGACCAATTAGGAATATCCATAAGCTTTTCTGGTGTTTCTGTAATACTCTGCTCAAACTCTACACTACTCTCACTGGAGGCAGCTGGAGAGCCCTCTATAGGCTCGCAAGCTGCCGGAAGTTCCTCTCCTCCCACACCCTCTACTCTTGTGTGTGTGTTCTTTTCTACATCTGCTATAATCTGATCTGTCTCTCTCTCATCTTCTCTTTCTCTTCTATTCTGCAAACTCGGCGCGGCGGGGCCCTGTATAGCGTTAAAACACTTGTCAGCAGGGCCTTGTATAGTGTTAAAACACTTGTTAACGCTCTCGCTTTGAGTTGTTCTCATGTCGTCTACTTTTGTAGACTTTGAATCAAAATAAAGGGATTCTTCGCATTTGTGCTTCCAGATGTCCTGAGCAAGAGCAAAGCGGTTGCGCAGTGCCTTGGATGTCTGGCGTGTGTTATATTCCCACTCAACGAAGATGTAGATAGAGCTTTCCGGAACATGTGCAAATATGCGCATTTTAACCATTGCA